AATTAGCCGCAAGAAGCCCATCAATCTTCTCTTGCATATCACGCTCCTTGGCATCACAGAACTCCTTAACCATAGTGGTCTTGAGGTCAGCGATAGCGTCAACTGTCCTTTGCCCACTTCCAGTAACAGCAGTACCAAGAGTCTGAGTCTGCTCCATATTCTGAATCCTAGACTCAAAGCCTTGTGTAATGATGTTCTGCTGAGTCTTGCAGCAGCAATCACAAAGCTGTGCAGCAAGAGACGCATTACCACTCTGAATGGAATTAATAAGCTGAGGCACAGAAACAGCCTGCTGGAGAGCAAGTGAAGAGAGACCTGATTGGACTGTCTGAATGGCGCTGTTCACAAGATTGAAGTCTTGCCCAAGCATTGTAGAAAGGCTCTGGGTAGCTGTACGAGCAGCCTCACCTTGAGAGGTGATAGCCTGCATCAACAGGTCACGACCATTGTCATTGTTGATTTGGTTGGATAAGAAGCCAGCACCAGCTCCTCCACCAAAACCTCCAAAACCATTGCCAAAACCACCCCAACCATTACCAAAGAGAAGACCAAGGATAAAACCAAGGACTCCGCCTCCGAAGCCATTGCCTCCAAAGCCTCCGAAACCACCATTATTGGCGGCAAGCATCCAAGGAAGGATGTTGTTTGCCTGACCTTGCTGGTCAGGAATATACGTAACGTCTGCCATAAATTTTTAATTTTTGTGTTTTTAACCATGAGTCGCGCAACTCTGACACAAAAATATATTGGCAGACTTAGTAAAGACAACAATGCTAAAACCCCCACCAGAATGCATCTGATAGGGGTTTTTTATAGTAATGAGTTGAATTATTTTCTAACTTTCATTAGATCCTTCTTATACCACTGAAGCTCTTTGAATCCAGCAACTTTTTTGCCTTTTGGTAATTTTCCCTCTCTTACCATGTTATCAAAAGTAGCTCTACTTATATTAAGATAGGTATAGGCTTGATACTTGCTCATGGGAGCATCAGTTCTCGCAAGCTCCTTAAGAAGACCTATTATCCTTAACCCTTCGTCTTCCTCAATGTTGGTATTACCAGCATCAATATCATCTACTATTTTAAGTAGCAGTGCCCGTATTGTTTTTAGCATTTCTTTTCTTATATAGATAAAGGATAATAAATAAGAATATTCCTGATATGGCTATATACATGCCAAATAGCATTCTGTTGTCTAGAGGTATACCTATATAGAAATCAGTTATATTTAATATGTCTGTAACCAGCACATAATGAAGAAACATCCTGTGATATATACAAAATCTGAACACAAAAGACGCCAAGTATAGAAAAGCCAAATCAAGAAAAGACACTCCTCCAACCATAGATAATACGTCAGCCCTTATCCCATAAAAGCTAAATACCGTGTTAACTAACGCACAAGCTGCTAGTAACATCGGTATTAACTTTAAGAAAAAAAGTGTTATCTTATAAAGACTTTTATTTGGTAATTTTTCCTCCACATCCATATCTTGAACCATCAACCCTAAATCCAGACCTTGGAACTAATGGTTTAGGCCTTGAGGAAGACACTTTCTTTACTCTTCCAGTACTTCTTTTACTTCTTTTTGCCATAATGTCAGATACTAAAACATGATATTCTTTTCATCTTTAACATATCTTCCAGTTTTCTCGTCTCTAGCTCTTTCACTGGTCTTGATTCCAAGGGCCTTAGTAATCTCAACAATCTGTTTCTGAAGAACCTGAATTTGCTTTTGATATGCTAGTTCCATATCCCTGCGCTCTTGCCTCAAAGTCTTAACCTCTGACTCTAACTCAGAAATACGCTCATTTTGCTTTTTAACAAGAGGGTCGTAGAAATCTTGCATTGTCTTGCGAAGGTTCTCAAGCTCATCAGTTTTGACCTCCGCATTAGCCTTACGCTTGTTTATTCTCCAATTAAATATTGACGCTATACCTCCACCCCCTAGTGCAGTAAGACCATATCCTATTATTTCACCCAGTTCCATCTTAAATCATTTTACTTGTACAAAGTTAGTATTATAATTATACCATTCAAAATTAATAACATAATTTTTTACATGCTTATAATAACACCATTTATTATACTCAATGACAAGTAATGGAGTGTGGAACAGATACAATAATCCGCAGTTTTTATGTCCCTAACGGAATCTCACCACTATGGCAGACAGCTAATCCATCTATTACCGAAATCTCATACACCATGCTGGCCTCAATAACAGGAACATCACCCTCCCACATCTGTATATTACTTGGCCACACTACAGTTGGAGCGACGCTGCCTGTGGAGAACCTCCATGTCCAGATATTAAACACATTAGAGTCAACAGCTGCGGCTAATGAGAATGTGACGCTCCCGCTTATCTCCCCAAGGTCATAAAAGACATTTGATGCCATACCTCCAGAAGGCATCGTAGAAACCACAGGTATATTTGTAGCCACATAGGTAGCCGACGCTGAAGGATATTGGGTGCTTGTGCTCTGGGCTGAGACTGAGTTCACCTTGTTGGCAAGAAGTTCGTATGTATCTACTGGAACATCACTTCCACCTTGTATCTCTATGTTCCCGTCACCAAGAAGACTCTGGTTGTTGATTGTCTTTATATTCGTGCCTGACACCAGCTTTTGCTGATAGTTGTTGTCAAGTTGCGAGATTGTACTCCCCATTGAGCTTACTGTGTCACCAAGTGAACTCAGGGTTGAGTTTATATTAGACAGTGACGACGCCACAGTGCTTCCGTCATCATTGATGGAAGCCCTTGACTTCGTGACAGGATAGACAATGTTTCCATCCTTGTCATTAAGGTATCTTGTTGACTCTGCCATAATACTAAGCTATTTCAGACCACCCATAAACCCCTGGTTCCCAAACATTTGCGTCCACATTAGACTCCCATGTCTTGCCATTATGCTTGACCTTATCTCCCTTGTTGTACGCATCCTGAGCTCCAGTTGGAGCTTTCCATGCAGGAATTTCAGCTATGCTAACCTCTGTGAACAACGCCGGAGTCACATCAGGAGTCCAGCCTTCCTGAACAGTATGGGCCTGCACTACCTTGTAAAGCTTACCATCGAACCAGTATCTCTCACCAACATTGACCTGTAATCCCATCTTGCTTATCCATGTTGGAAAGACAGCGGCAACCTCAAGAGCTTCCTCGTCAGACAACTCCTCAGCTGTTGAGGCAAGCATCTTCTTAACAGCCTCAGCTATCTCAGCATATCCAGGCTCAGTGATCTTTGGTGGATCAACCTCAGGCGGAACATAAGGAAGCCATCCGGCATCAGCTATCTGCTCCTCAGTAGGATTGCTGATCCAAACCCCATCCTCAGTTCTGATTGTCCTGCATGGGTCAAAAACCATTCTGCCGTCAATAATCTTGTAATACATATCACTTATAATTTTTCAATCAAATATTCTCAACCATAGAACGGATTATCACCTATAGACTCAGAGAACGTGTTATTCACGGTGTCGTATAAGCCGTATTTGTCATCAGCTTCAGAGTATGCTGGAACATAACTTCTCTGTAATGTGTCCATGTAATAGATATCACAACCATACAGTCTTCCAGCAAATCCTCGAATATAACTATCGAACCCTGTTATGTTAACGCCTCCAACATATATAGTTGATACTGTCGTACCACGTGTTTGATACCATCCATGCGAGCGTGAACCCCTGAGTCCATATCTGTTCATTGATATACGACATTCCTTGTTGAACGGGAAATTCTCCGTTAGCCTGAATGCGTTGGAATAGAACTGTGCCATATCAGTCTGACTTGCTGTCGGTGACATGAACTCGACACGTAACGTGTGAGGCCCACTCTCGCCATAGGAGCCGAAAAGCCCACTACCTATAGGATATCTTGAGGTGAGCATGAAATGACAATCAATCCTTGTGTTGAAATCTCCATACACACCACTATCTATGTATGAGCTATCACAAGTGACGTAAGGCAGACGCCTATACCCAGTGGGTAAAACGCCTCCATTATCCTTCTTATGGAAACGACGCCTTAATATGAGAGCTTTAAGATTCATTTTTTACCACATAGTGATTAATTACCTCCAGCATAAGCATAATTTGTAGCGGAAGTGTAAAACTTTCTTTGCACCAAGTCATATAGACCATAAACATTATCAGAGTTACGCTTACATGGTACAAGATGGCACACAAGTCGTGTCTTATTCCAGATTTTAAATTCGTATATCTTTCCGACAAATGGCGAAACCAGTGCTCTCTCAACATGTGAAGCGTCAGTTGGCACCTGGTAATACACACCTCCGCCAATTACAATAGCTGTGGTGTATATAACACCATTATCATAATTATCAGTTGTCCCGTATATTGGACCTCCAGCACCCTCGCTGTCGAGTTTCATTATATCCCAGTAACCAAACTGTTTAGCTCCGAAATTTATCTCATATTCTCCTTGAGTCAGAGAGAAATCAAGGTCATCATAGTTAAGTGAAAAATCACCATAAGCTATAACCCTTTTTCCATTGAATCCAGCGTCACCAACACCTCCAGAACCCATTCTGAAAGCAAAGTATAATGGCGGAAAACTTCCTGAATCAAGGGATAATGGAGCTGTCCCAAAAAGAGCGTTAAATGGATATTCACCTAACCAACTCCCACGGCTTATATCCTTGTTGTGATAAACATGAGCACTTACAGAAAAATCCTCTATTGAAGTCCAATAATCAAAGTTTACAGAAATATACTGACTTCCTGTTCCCTCTATATATGAGCATGAGGTGAACGTGTCAGGAAGAACTCCTTCCTGATTTGACATTATAAATCTTCTGCGTCTTTCTAACAGGTTCATGCGCTATACCTCCAATACTACAGCAACACCATTCAAGACACTGACCTCATAGTGTCTGTTACTATTTATAGATGGAGCACTACCTCCAGCCCAACTTGTTATAGCTGATGGCCATGTTATACTTGGAGCTGTACTTCCAGTCTCAAATGTCCAGAAATAATGGTTTGTCACCCCAGATGTTTCAGCGGCAAGTGCGAATGTTGTTGCTGATGATAGAGTGCCTAACTTGTATTCCCTATTGGGCAGCATACCCACAGATGGCTGAGAAGTCTGGAGATAAGTCGTCATAGACTCACCCTTTATTGTACCTTCAACCTGAAGTTTATCTGTGCCATCAGATCCGGGCCCACCAATTCTCACATTTCCATCATGTGACATCCATAAAGGCCAATTCCCTGTGACATAAGAATAAAATCCTAGACTATAATTATTCGAGGAGTTTCTTGTTGTTATAGACCATTTATTAACTCCTGAAGCCCCAAGGACTAAATCACATGGACTATTTGAGGGCGTTATGACTGATAATATCGCTCTAGAACTATCACCACTAAATGCTGAGCCTACATTAAGGAAATGATAGAATCTTGCGTTTCCAGAAGCATCAAACTTAAGTGCATCTGCTGACCAAGCGCTTGAGGCGTTATGGATGCTTATTCCCGTACCATTTAAATATATACCGCTACTTCCGATGTCCAGCATCAGGTTCCCAGTCATATTAATTCCTGTTACAGACGTTAGTAAACCGCTGACATTCGCGCTCCCATCAAAGCTCTGCCCCCAGATACTGCGAGGAACATTCAATGCGTCTGCCACAGAAATAGAGCGTACTGTATCAATAGCGCTTTCGCCACCATCTGATTGCAAGGTAAAGTCTATAAGTTCCAATTTGTCATAGCAGTTATCCAGTGGTGTGACAGTGAAAGATATTGGATTGCTCTCATCTTGACCAACTTCAAATTTCACATCAATATAAAACATGTTGCCGTCATGATGCACAACTCGAATCTTTTTAATAGCCCCTATATATGGGCACCTACCCATTTGAGTTATGCTTGTTACATCATAAGAATGTGAAATCAAAAAGGTTACAGGAGTAGGCGGATAATTGTAGTAACTACCACTAAATGTTATAAGGAATGACGCAGGATAAGCCTTGCAATTTAATATTCTGTACCATCCGGAAGCATAAACACGCTTGTTTCCGCTTATTTGTCTGTAAAAATCAGCAGCATGAAGCCCATCTAACAAATCCGCATCCAACCCACTTCCTGAACCGTCGTTCCCGGCGTGCCAGACATTGTAATAGTTGTTTGACGGGTCAACTAACGTAAGACCATACGATGAGTAAGGGCCTCGCAATCCGAACTTGATTAGTTCCGAGCCGTTGCTAAATCCAATGAAAGAATCGCCAGATGTGTCTGGATTGTACAATGCCAATGGAAGTGTAGGCGCAACAGGTCTGTTCAGCGTCCCTCCCGTCAGCGGCAGATATCCAGACAAGTCGTCCTTGAAAGCAAATTCACGCCAACGATTCCAGGAAGATCCCCAGTTATGTCCACCTCTAAAAAAAGCATTTCCAGAAGTGTAATTAAATGCCAGTTGAGCTTTTGTGTCATTAGTGGCTGTCCCTAAAAATAGAGCTTGCCCATACCTAATATCTGGCCCATTAACACTGTTGGGGGTGATCGCATAATTACCTGAATTGCTCTCTGTGTTAAAATCGGAAACAACACCGCCAATATCCATTTTCCCATCCAGCGCACTCTTTACCCCACCACTTGTTACTAGGTTAGCACTGTTAGCAGTAGGTGTAGAATCCACACCTGGTATGCGTGAATCCTGAATATTCTCAGTATTACCGTTTGGGAATTTAACTTTATCAATAGCCATTACACACTAGTTTACAGATACACTCAGGTCTCCATGTTTAGCTACTGTGAACTCCTTATTTGAACCAACTGTTATTGTTTGAGCGGCAGCTGTGGCTGTTCCCATACTGGTTACAGCAGAAACATGGTCATTACTATTAGCTGATACAGCGGCACCTGATGCTGAAGCTGATGATATTCCAGTAGCCACATTAACAACACCAGATCCAGCCTGAGCACCTGTAAGTAAAGATATTGTAGGCTGGGCTGTCATCTGCACTCCAGTCACAGCTGACCCAGTTGTGGCTGTTCCGAGACCAGTCATAACAGAAGAACCACCGCCATTAGAAGCAAGTCCACCAGTAGCAGCTGTAATAGCTGTTCCAAGAGTAGTGTTAGTAGCTGTGACATCAGACCCGTTTCCTCCAGATATGACAAGTGTAGTAGCCTCATTTCCAGTACCCATATTGAATCCCCAGTTAGACTTATTGGCTGTAACTGCCGTATTGCCTGTCACATTAGGAATTGAAGTTGTAACAAGTTTACTTGTTGCTCCTGGATAAGACTTCACAAAAGTGTCAGTAGCACTAGCCCCTACAGCAGCACCTGTAGCTGTAGCCTTGATATTTGTAGTAGCAGGAGTAACTGATATAGTAGGCTGAGTCACACTAAATGTAGTATCTGTTCCTAGAACGTCTTTCTTAGAAGTGCCAGAGAAAGTGACTTCTGAGGAAGAGTTAGTAAAAGTCGTTCCTTTTCCCAAAACAGTCACCCCCGTACCTTTATTCAAGATAACAGAATCTTTATACGCTAGCTGTCCAAGTGTCGATAAGTCTCCAAACTCAATCCAAGCCGCACCATCATATATGAATTCTTTCTTATCATAGAAAGCCATATTACCATTTACGGCAGTTACTTCCTTAGTCTCTCCTCCCTTCCTTACTGTAATAGGGTTTGTGGTAGCCCCGTCAGTAAGCTCTGTGACACTCATCCCAAGAACAGCCGTAGATGCCTCCAAAGCTGCTATCAGCTCTCTGGCTCCAGAGTCTCTAATAGGATAAATATTACCTGAAGGAAATTTAATCTGGTCTATGTAAGTCTCAGCCATATTCTAACTCAATTACGATTAAAAATCAAAACACCATTATTCACTTCAGCGAAGTCTATCACATTTAACTTGTTATTCCAAAGACTCCTGTCTTGCTCTGATACATGCATGTCAGTATCGTTTATATGAGTGAGCAAGTCACTCGCTATATCATCTCCTATAAAAGCTAAATCTTGAACATAGGCATGTCCTGAACCTATTTTTATTCCAGGAAAATAAACTGTTTCTCCATCTATCTCCTTGGACTCTTTGTCAGTATATACTATAATCTGGCCTTCTTTTGGTATGTATTGAACAGAGTCCCAATACTCAGTATCTCCAACTTGAACTTTGAGATCCTCTATTTTTCTTTCTAAGTCTTCCGCAATATCATCAAGATTGATATTCTTTTTAATGTAGTCAACAAGAGGAGAAGCCAGAATTCTTTTATTTGTCCCATCTTGAACTATGGCAATGCTATCCCCGTCTTTAAACTCATCTGTCTCTTTTAAATCAGTATCCCTGACAGCTGTTTCTGACAACTGTTTGGCTACAGCATCTACTAGTTCTCTAGAAGGTCTTATCATACTCAAACACTTACTATTGACTCTTATAAGCTTACTAAAAGCTATCCATTAAACACTTCACCTAAGTAGGCAACATTGCTCGGAATCTCAATCTCAGATGGTATGCTATCAAGTTTTTCTTTAAGCTCCGTAGTAAAATCCTCTGTTGAAAGTCCTTTACCCTCAACAGCATCTACTTTACCGACAAGCGCATCATATACTCCTCCAGACGTGATAAAGCTCTCACTTCCCTCTGTTGGCACAGTATCTATCTTATTGAGCAAATCAGCTAGAGAACTTATGATGTCCATACTTTCTTTTATATGGTCTAAGTCCCTCTTGTCTTGAAATGACATCACTCCATTAGTCTCATGTGTCGCCTCTGGAAGGTGGTCAATGACAAACTCTCCCATTGTGCCTTTAAAGAGAGCGGTTGTGAGAGTCCATCCATTTGAGCCATAGACATATATGCCAAAGTAATCTTTCTTTATAGGCTTTATCCACAAAGTATCCTTATTTGTTGGGGCATGGCTATCTAACCATATTGTATGAAGAACGTGAGGCATATACTATGATTTATTTTGCTTGTTTAACTTAGCTCTTTCTATCTTAATCTTTTCCCTATCAAGTTCCAACTTCTTGTCAAACTCTCTTATTTTCTCCTCAAGCTCAGCTTTCTTGTCAGCACTGATTTCCTCTATACCATCATCCTCACCATATTTTATGGCAAATCTTTGCTCCTCTGCCCTGGAGTTGATTTCAGCCACAAGAATCTTGGTCTCATTATCCTCTTTGTGCTGTCTCTCTTGGGCCTCAATCTGCTGAAGCTTTGTCTGCTCTTGCATTTGAGCAATTTGTTGCTGCTGCTGAAGTTGCTGCTGCTGGGCTTGTTGGGCTTGTTCCTGAGTCTGTCTCTCATCCTCTTCAATCATTCTTTGCTTTTCAGCAAGAGAAGCTGATGAGTAAATCTTCATGATTGTTCCAAACTTAAGTGTCTGGTTTTGAAGGGCAGCTTGGGCAAGCATATCAAGCTTTTGCTTCATCTCAGCTGTTCCATTACCATTATCGAGGACAATTCCACAGTCGCATTCAGCAAGCATAGAACCGTCAACCTCAAGAACCTTTCTTGAATAATCAGATGTTATATACTCAAATTTCTTTGACCTTCCCTCAAAAGCCACTTTAGCGGTCTCATAGAAACATTCAAGAGCCCTTTTCTTAACATCATCATGAACAGCGAACAGCCACTCTGTAATATATGAGGATTGAAGTGTAGCCCTCTCAACTCCTCCAACAGTCTCTCTATTAGATACCTGACCTTCTCTTTGTTTGTTGATGCCAGTTATCTCTCCCATCTCAGCCTTAATATACTCAAGAATATTAATATACTGCTGTATATTATTTCCCCAATCGGCATCTATGACTCCTGACTGGGCATTGTTAAGGCTTCCAGCGATGAGGTTTCTAGCTTTACCGTATTCTCCTTCTTTAAATGAGTCCGTAACAGCTATGCCAGAAGTCTTGGCAAAGTACATCCACTTCTCAACATTCCAATCTTTAGGAACTTTGGCTAAGTCAAGTTGTATTATCTTTCCCCAGTTTCTGGCCATCATCTTATTAAGCCTGTCATGAATGGCGTCATACAGATAATTATACTGTTTCATCCTGTCCACAAGAGAGAAAGGACGGGACTCATTCATGTTGTATATTGACCCTATGATGCCAAAATGACACTTAGAAGGATTAGAAAGAGAAGAGTATTGAACTACCCTAGGCCTCATACCTATATATATATCCTCACCAATGAGAGTGGCTTCCCAAGCTTGGTTAACCCATAATGAGGTTTCTTCCTCACCTTTCTCTTTTATGCAAATGTAGTTCTCATCCCTAAGCTTAAACTGCTCCTCACCATTCTCGTCATAGTACTTGATTTTCTTGATAAGTCTTCTTGACTTCCAGAACATTCTAAGTACCCTCACATTACCAGCAAGGTCATAAGGAAGAAGAGTAGTGTTTGGAGTCTCATTGAAGAGATTAGAGTAATCAGAGAAGAATCCGTCAGAATGTATCTCATCTGA